CGTCATCGTGGAAGAGCCTGGCACTCGCGTCCGCGTACACCACCGGCGCGGGCGACGAAGACCTCTACGTCGGTGTGTGCGTCGTCGCCACCACCGTGCCGAACGTCAACGGCATCACGCTGGCCACCGGGTTCAGCGGCTCAGCAGCTCCATCCGGCAGCACGGTCAACGGCTACCCGCCGACCGCCGTCAACGCCGTCGCCTCCGGCCTCACCGTTCCCTCCGGGGCGCCCGACCCCGCCCCGATCGCGGCGATCGGCGCCACCCTCATGTACGCGGTGGTAGGGCCGTGACCATCGTCCTGAACCCCGGGGTCAGCGGCCTCGGCGTCGGCGTTGGCCTCAACCTCGGCCAAGCCCGCACCGCGCTCGGCCTGCGCGGCTTTGACTACCTCACCGCCCCGCAACAGACGTACATGCTCAACACCGCCAAAGACGAACTCGAAGACCTGTGGGAATGGCCGTGGCTGCAGGCCACCGCCGCCGGCCCCACCCCGCTCACGCTCGCCGACTTCAAGCTGATGCTCACCGTCGCCAGCGGCGGCCTCGAACTCCTGGGACTGGACCTGCGGCAGGTCGCCCAGGACGGCACCGACCTCAGCCTGCTCGGCACCCCCGCCTACTGGTGGCTCGAGGGCACCAACATCCTGCACGCCTGGCCCGGCGACGGCACTCCGGTCACGCTCGCCTACCTGCGGGAATCGCCGGCGCTGATCAACTCCAGTGACCAGCCGTGGATCCCGGCGCGCTACCAGCCGCTGTGGATCGACCTCGCCGTCTGCGAGGCCTACAAGGACTCCGACAACTACACCGCCAGCCAAGCCTTGCGGGCCGACGTGATGGTCCGGATCCAGGACGTGATCGGTCGCTACGAGGTCCGCAACCGCCAACACTCCCTGCTCATATCGGGACGCTGGTACTCCGAGGACGAATGACATGGCCCGCCTGACCGCCGCGCAGCGTCGCGCCCTGCCCGCTTCCGCGTTCGTCTACCCCGCTCAACGCAAATACCCGATCAACGACGCGTCGCACGCCCGCAACGCACTCGCCCGCGCCGCCGTCGCCCAGAATTACGGGTCGGCGGCCACCGTCAAGGCCGCCGTCAAACGCCGCTACAAGGGCAAGATCAAGGTTCAGTGAGCGCCACCGCGTTCATCGCCGGCTACCGGCCGTTCCAGTTCACCGACTTCTCCGGCGGACTGAACCTACGCGACAAGGCCGACGCCGTCGGCGACCAGCAGGCGATCGACCTCTTGAACGTCGAGTTCACGCCGCGCGGCGCGATCCACCAACGCGACGGCTACATCGACCTGATCGTCGACGGCAGTCAATACGCCAACCGGGTCGACAGCCTGACCGCGTTCGACACCGTCAGCGGCTACCACCAACTCGTCGCCGGCTGCGGCACCCGCCTGGAAGCGCTGACCACCACCGGCGCGATCATCGCCTCGGTCACCGGCCTGACCGGCGGCCCCTGGCAGTTCTGCCGTTACGGCGACCTCACCCATGAGTACCTGTACGCCAGCAACGGGACCGACGCGCCCCGACGCTGGGACGGGGCCGCCTGGACCGCGCCGACTGCCACCGTCGACGGGACCGCCGGGCGGACGATGCCGAAGGCCGGGGTGTTCTGCGCCACCGCTCAGCAGGCCGGCGCGAGCTCGAGCTCCAACGCCGCCGGCCGCCTGGTCGCCACCGCGTTCGGGACCAACAAGACCGCCGGCCCCAACGGCGCCGAAACCACCCCCAGTCGCGTCTACATGTCAAACCCCGGCCGTCCCGAGGTGTGGGAGACCGACGGCGACCTCACCGTCTCCCCGGTGCGTGGCAAGAACTACTTCGACCTCACCCCCGGCGACGGTGAGGCGATCATCGCCGCCATCTCCTGGCGCGAACTGACGTTCATCTTCAAGCAGACCAAGTTCTTCGTGCTGTGGGGGGAGAGCGCGTTCGACGACGGCACCCCCGTCTTCCACGTCCGCGAAGTGGTCAACAACATCGGCCTGGGTGCCGCGCACGCCGTCTGCACCGGCCGGGACGGCGTCTACTTCATGAGCCCGCACGGCATCTACCGCACCACCGGCGGTGACCCCGTCCTGCTGTCCGACATCATCGCCCCCCTGTGGACGCAGGACCCCGAGGTTTACTTCACCGGCTATCCGATCAGCCTCGGTGACCTTGGCCTGGTCCGCGCCCTCTGGCACTCCGAGCGCGTCTACTTCGCCGTCCCCTCGTCTACCCCGGGTGCCGTCAACGACCGGGTCCTGGTCTACGACAGCCAACACCAATGGTGGTCGATCTACGACTGGCCCGCGTCCGCGCTGACCACGCTGCACTGGGTCAACACCGACCGAATCGCGTTCGGTTACAGCACCGGCCCCCGGGGGCTCGGGGTCACCTCCCCCGGCTCCACGCTCGACGGCGGCCTGCTGCCCGACCGGCCCGGCCGGACCATCAACTCGCGCTGGCGCTCCGGCTGGTCGGACTACGGCAACAGCCAGCAACGGACGCTACGGGAAACCAAGGTGTGGGGGACCGGCGCGGTCAACGTGCAGTTCTCCGTCGACTACAACCGCACCCTGTTGACGGCCGCCGAAGCTCTGTTCGGGCTCGACGTCAACTGGCCCTCCAGCGGCACCTGGGGTGAATGGATCGCCGCCAACAACGGGGTCTGGCCCGGCGGCGGGCAGGTCGCCGACGTGCTCGTCCGCCACGCCGTGCGCGGCACCCTGTTCTCCACCCAGTTCTCCAACAACGCGCACTCCCCGACCTGGTCGGTGCACCGGGTCGCCCGCCATTTGCGCGAAATCCGGGAGCCGAGCATCCGATGACCGACACCCTCCCGCTGTTCACGTTCCTCACCGGCAACCCGGACAACCTGGTCGGCGGCGACCCCGCCTCGATGACCGACATCCAGGGGCCGCTGTACGACATCCGCGACTGGCTGAACGCCCAACTGAAACCGATCGTCGACGCTGCCGTGGTCGCCGCCACCTACCAGTCCGGCGACCTGAAGGCCACCGCCAGTCCGCTGAACCCGCCGGCCGGGTGGCTGCTGTGCGACGGCGCCGAGGTCTCGAGGACCATCTACGCGGATCTGTTCGCCGCGCTGACCGCGACGGGCGGGACGCTGCCGTGGGGGCCGGGGAACGGGTCGACCACGTTCACGCTGCCCGACCTGCGTGGCCGGGTCCCGGTCAACGCCGGGATCGGCACCAACCTGAGCGCCCGGACGGTTGGGGATCACGGCGGTGAGGAACGCCATTCGCTGGCGGTCAACGAGCTGGCCGCGCACAAGCATACGGTCAACGACCCGGGCCACAATCACGGCAACGGCGCCACCGGTTATTACAACGGCGATCACCGGCACGGGACCGGCGCTGCGGGCTGGTGGTTCATGGAGGCCGACCGGCCGGTGATGGCGTGGAGCGGCTCGTCGACCGCCGACAGTTCCAAGAACTACGAGCAGATCATCGCCAGCGACATCACCAAGCCGAGCATCGGCTCAGAACAGACCACCGGCCTCAACAACGTCACCCTGAACCATTACCACTCGATCACCCCCGCCTCGACCGGGATCAGCCTCAACGACACCGGCAACGGGGACACTCACGAGAACATGCCGCCGTTCGCGGTGGTCAACTGGATCGTGAAGACCTGATGGTGTCCGCGCCGCCCGCGCTCGAGCTGGGCCAGATCACCGACCCGACCGCCCGCCGCGCGTTCGAACAGATCGTGCTGCGCTGGCCGCGCGGCAACGGCAAGGGCGGGGGCGGCGGCGGGATCGCCTCCGCGCACTGGAACTGGACGACCACCACTTCGGGCGACCCCACGGCCCGCCAGGTCGGCATCAACACCGCCGCCTGGGCCACCGCCACCCAGGTGCGCATCTCCAAAACCAACGCGGCCGGCGTCGACGTGTCGAACTTCCTCCAGGGTGCTACCCCCGGCCAGCGCATCTACATCCAGGACGCGGTCGACTCCACCCAATGGGGCCGCTACACGGTCAACACGATCACCGACAACGGCACCTGGGTCGCCTACGGCGTGACCCTGGTCGACAACGGCGCCGGTGGCCTGCCGGCCAACAACCGCGACTGCGTGGTCACCCTGACCACGCCCGGCACGGTCGGTCCCGCCGGACCACCGGGTCCCACCGGCCCGCAGGGACCGCAGGGTGTCCCCGGCGCCACCGGCGCCACCGGCCCCCAGGGTCCGACCGGTCCGACCGGTCTCACCGGCGCGCAAGGACCGAAGGGCGACACGGGCGCCACCGGCCCGCAGGGCGCCACCGGCCCCGCCGGCCCGACCGGGGCAACCGGCCCACAGGGACCCTCCGGAGCGTCTACGTTCGTCTCCGGATCCGGGGCGCCCACCACCACCGACGGGGTCGACGGGTCGATCTGGCTCGACTACGCCTCGGGCCGAGTGTGGGGGCCGAAGGCGTCGGGGGCGTGGCCGGCGCTGCCGATCGGGATGGTGGTAACCGACGTGATGACCTACGACCAGCTCGCCAAGGGGAACTGAGGTGGCCTCCAACACACCCAACTTGAACCTGCCCTATCCGGTGCCGGCGGACACGGTCGACGTCCCCCGCGACATCAAAGCGCTCGCGCTCGCTCTGGACGGCGGCGCGGTCCCCCGGCCGCAGGTCATCAGCGCGCAGGTGTTCGACGTCGGCCAGGTCAACCAGGTCCGGGCGGGTCGCCAGCTTGTCGTCTCGGACTTCACCGCGATGGGGCTGTCGGCGCCCCGGGGCCTGTGGAACCTGAGCGACCTGTCCGACGTGTCCGGCAACGCTAGGGCGTTGACGAACAAGGGCGGCGTGACGTTCGCCACCGGGATCAACGGGGTCGCCTCCTCGGCGGCGCAGTTCATCGGCTCGACCGGACAGGCGCTGTACATCTCGGATACGGGGGGCAGCGACCCGTTCCGGATCTCGACGGGGTCGTGGGGTTGCTGGTTCAGGACGGCGAAGCGGGGGACGACACAGGTCTTTCTGTCCAAGACCAATGCGGCGGCGACCGACCGCATGTTCAACCTCTACGTCAACACCAGTAACGTGGCGAACGTCGATGTTGCGACGCAGAGCGCGGGCGCCTGGACGGGCGGCGTCGCCGGGATATCGGACATCGCTGACGACCGCTGGCACTTCGCGGTGTTCCAGTGGGACGGCTCGACGTGCCGCCTGTTCGTTGACGGCGTGCTGGAGGGCATGACCACGGGCATCGCGGCCGGGGGGCTGATGGCGTCGGCCGCCGCGCTGAACATCGGCAGCTATGGCGCTGACTCGGGAACCGCTGCCGCCAGCCCGTTTTACGGCCGCGTCGATGAGGCGTTCGTCACCGCCG